AATTATGAAATATTATAAAAATGTTTGACAAATTATAACTTCTACGATATAATATATTTATGATACAAAAGAGTTATAAATATAGAATTTATCCTACAGAAATTCAAAAAGTTCTTTTAGAAAAACATTTTGGTGCTTGTCGTTGGATTTATAATTGGGGTCTTCAAAAAAGAATTGAATATTACCAAAAGAAATAAGAGATATGGGTTTTGCTTTGCAAAACCTCATAAAACAAGAAATACCGTAAGTTATACGGGAATTAACGCCTCTGGAGAACCTCAATAGAGATTCGGTGAAGGAGGAAACTTTTAAAAGGGTATACCGTGAAATATCCAGAAGAAATCAAAAAAAGAGCCTATGAATTATATGTAGAAGGGATTAGTAATCAACAAATTATTAGTAAAATAAGCAAAGAATTTGATGCAATTATAAGATCTGAAACAATAAATTTGTGGGCAAAAGAAGAAGATTGGAAAGAATCTCGTGCATTAGCAAGAGCTAATGCTTATAATGATGTAACAACAAGACAAACAAAAACATTAGCTGATTATATGCAAAATCAACTAGAGCATATGGAAAAGCTAAACAAAGTAACAATTAAGGCTAATGATGAATTAGAATATTTACCTTTTGAAAAAGCTGAAGGTGCTGCAAAAGCATTAGTAGATAGCACACAGGCGTATAATAAACTCGCAAAAGGGATGATAGAAATAAAATTTGTTGAGGCTTTAATTAATGTATTATTAGAGGAAATCCCAGATGATCCAGAATTACTTAAAAGAATACAGATCAAGTTCCAGAAGATTTTACAAGAGGAAATATAATCCTATTTATTATATAGGACAATGTTCTTCTTGTCTAGATATTTTTTCTATATATATAGATGATATAGAGGGTGTAGAACCGTTTTTATTTACATTTTTTGAATATGGTTCTACTTCAAATGAAATATTTGAATCTTGGGTAAAAAAGAATAATATAATATTAAAATTTGAAGTACATGATGGTGATTTAGTTCATAAGTGTGGGGGACAAGTAAAACTTTGGACTATGAACAAATTTTTTAGATAAATGTCTGATTTAATTACAGTTGCCGATGCTACAAAATTAATAAGTGATAGATTAATTAATAGACCCAGTATTAAAGTTGGATCTTTTGAAGAATTTTTAATAAATATATTTTCAAAGAGTTTTGATATTCCAGAAAATTTTAAATTGTGGCATGTTCAATTTATGGCAAATAAAGCCCAAGAAGCGTGGGAAAGTAATAAAGATTTAGTTTGTCTGGCGGCTCGTGGCACATATAAAACGACTGTTGTCGCTTTTGCTTTCCCTCTTTGGATATTTTTAACAACGTTAAAAGATTCTAGAGATTTAACTGGTGCATATCTTTCTTATAAAGAACCTACATCACAAAAAAGATTAAGAGAATTTAAAAAAAATATTTCAGATAATGAACAATTAAGTGAATGGATGGTAGATACAGAGAAAGATTCAGAATATCTTTTTAGATATAAAATTGGTAATAAATCATGTGAAATTATGCCGATGGGAATAAAAGCTGCAAGTAGAGGGACACATACCAATAGATTTCTTATCGCTGATGATATATTAAAGGATGCTGAAAATCCGCTTAATTTAAGTGATTTAGAAAAAGTGGAGTCAAGATATAACGGCGAGTTTTATAGTATCCCAAGTGGCAAGCATACTATAAGAGTTCTTATTGGGACTCCGATGGCGCAAGATGATTTACTTATGAAGGCGTTAGATGATGAAAGATATGTCTCTATATATTTACCTATATATAATCCAATACCTGGGAAATATCTTCTTTGTCCAGAAATACATAGTGAAAAATTTTTATTAGAATATCAAAAAAAAAGAGAATTTGCGCCAGAGATGATGCTTATCCCTTATTCTACTGCAAATTCATATATAAAAGAAGATTTACTAAAGACTTGTGAAAGTTTAGATATAGAACAATTAGACCCATATAGAGAACATGATTTTACTGATGATGATATAATAATATCTGGATGTGATGTTGGAAATAGAGTAGACCCAACACATATTTCTGTATTCAAAGTAAATGAGAAAACAAGTGAAATGACTCAAATTTTCCAAGTTTTACATAGAGAAATGATGCCAAGTTCACTTAAAGAATACATGAATATGATTGCTGAAAATTTTAAAATAACGAGAGGATATTGGGACAACACAAGGGGGGAGATGGATGATAGAGGATTAGAAAATTGTTGGAGACCACATACTTTTTCTTTGAAAAATAAACATACTTTATCACAAAAGTTTGAAGAGTTATTACAGAATAAAAAAATAAATTTATTTTTTGATACAGAACAACATATGCAAATTCTTAGTGTAAATGGTAATATCCAAGCTGTTAGAACTGGAAGAGCACATGGGGAAGCCTTTATGAGTAATATATTGGCTATTAGAGCATATGATGAGCTAATAGGTAATGAAAGAACTCAAGTTGTCGGTAATGTACAAGATTTTACCAATGTAAAAGAAGGCAATATATCAGCAGTAGGTAAACAAATACAAAGTGGGAATGGTAATGATTTTTGTCCAGATTGTGGACTAGGATCGCCAGCATGGATAAAAGAAAACACATTATGCCTTGTTTGTGGGCATGATTCTAGAGTTAAATAATGGAGAAAAATAACTAAATGGCGACATATGAAGAGGCTATCAAAGATAGTTTACAATATTTTAATGGGGACGAACTAGCAGCAGATGTATTTGTAAATAAATATGCTATGAAAAATGAAAAAGGAGAATTTGTAGAAACAAATCCAATAGAACAAAACTATAAATCAAAAGAAGAAGATAAATCAAAACTTTCTAAATATGGACAAGAAAGAGAAGAATTAACAGAACAAAAAATATTTGATCTATTTGATAGATTTAATCAGATAATTCCCCAAGGATCTCCTATGGCTATTTTGGGTAATCCATATGTATATGGCAGTCTTTCTAACTGTGTTTGTATCGGTGATGAACTATTTGATTCCTATGGGGGGATATTATATGTAGACCAACAATTAATTCAGCTTTCCAAAAGAAGGTGCGGTATTGGTTTACCATTAGACAGTCTTAGACCTAAAGGAATGAGAGTTACTAATGCTGCTGTTAGTTCTACTGGTGCTGTTTCTTTTATGGAGAGGTTTTCAAATAGTATTAGAGAGGTAGCGCAAGAAGGGAGAAGGGGAGCTTTACTTTTGTCTATGGACATAAAACATCCAGAAGCAGAAGAATTTGCTTTAATAAAACAAGATTTAACAAAAGTAACAGGGGCTAATATTTCACTAATGCTTTCTGATGAATTTATGGAATGTGTTAGAGATAATAAAAATTTTATACAAAAATGGCCTATAGATTCAGATAATCCACAAGTAACAAAGACAGTAAATGCGAGAAAACTTTGGAACACTATTGTAACTTGTGCAAGAAATACAGGTGATCCTGGTTTATTATTTTGGACAAGACATCATTGGTATTCTCCTTCCTCTGTTTATGAAAGATTTCGTAATATATGTGTTAATCCCTGTGGAGAGTTACCACAAGGTGTAGATTCTTGTAGATTGATTGCCGTTAATTTATTTGGTTTTATTCGTAATCCTTTTACGCCAGATTCATATTTTGATTATGATGCTTTTTATAAAGCAAATTATGAATCACAAAGATTAATGGACGATATGGTAGATCTTGAACTTGAATCTATAGATAGATTATTACAAAAAATCAAAAACGATCCAGAGCCAGATTATATAAAAGACGTTGAAAAAAGAATTTGGGAAAAACTATACAATAATGGTAAAGCGGGGAGAAGAACTGGTAACGGGTATACTGCTTTGGGTGATGCAATAGCTGGTCTTAATATTAAATTTGATTCAGATGAGGCATTAATTATAATAGAAAAAATAATGAGAACAAAATGTCAATCAGAATTTGATTCTTCTATTGATATGGCGATAGAAAGAGGAACTTTTGAAGGATTTGATAAACAAATAGAAAATACTTCTCATTTTGTTTGGATGCTGAAGGATGAATTTACAGAAACATATAATAGAATGATGGAATATGGGAGAAGAAATGTATCTATTAGTACGGTGGCCCCTACTGGGAGTTTATCAATTTTGTCTGGAACTTCTTCTGGGATAGAACCTGTTTTTATGCTATCCTATAAACGACGTAGAAAAATAAACCAAAATGATAAAAATATTAAAGTTAATTTTATAGATGGTAAGGGAGATACTTGGCAAGAATATATCGTTTACCATCCAAAGTTAAAAAAATGGATAGAGATAACTAATGAAAAAGATATAACTAAATCGCCATATTGGAAATCAACAGCATTAGATATTGATTGGAAAAAGCGGATAGAGATACAAGCTATTATATCTAAGTATCTTAGTCATTCTTGCTCGTCTACTATTAATGTCCCAGAGAATACTACGGTAAAACAAATTGGGGATATTTATATGTATGCTTGGGAAAAAAAACTTAAAGGTATTACTATTTATAGGCAAGGTAGTAGATCTGGTGTTCTTGTAGATGAAAATGATACTGGTGGGCAACAAGAAGATATTTTTAAAGAAAACAATGCGCCTAAACGCCCTAAAATTATTGATGCTGATGTAAATAGATTTATAAATAATAAAGAGAAATGGGTTGCTTTTACTGGTCTTTTAAATGGGAAACCATACGAAATATTTACTGGTAAATTAGAACATTTTCCAATTCCGCCTTATGTAGAAAAAGGTAAGATAAGAAAAAATAGTGGGATTCAAGGCGAAGGAAGATATGAATTTTTATATATAGATAAAGACAATAAAGAGATTTCTGTAAAAGGATTAGGAATAGCTTTTCAGAAAGAATATTGGAGTTATGGTAAATTAGTATCAGCTTCTTTAAGGCATGGTCAACCCTTACAGTATGTTGTAGATACAGTAAATAGTTTAAATTTTACAAATGGAGAAAGTCCATTATCATCTTGGCAATCTGGTGTAGCTAGAACTCTTAAAAAATATATAAAAGATGGGACTTTAGTTAAAGGAGAAGTTTGTGAAAATTGTGGGGGAGAGTTAATAAGAGAAAATGGTTGTATTTCTTGTAAATCTTGTGGTTGGTCAAAATGTGATTAAATGTTAAAAATTTAGATAAAGTTATGTAAATATGATATGGACAGGAAAAGAAATTAATAGAACTTTAAGAAGAAAAGAAAAACAAAATATAAAAATAATTTACAATAACTAAAAAATATGGTATAATATAATAAGGAGAATAATAGAAAATGCCAGAAGCAAGAATGTTAGCAAAGTATAATGGATCCCCATATTTAGCAGATATGGATAGTGTCACAAAAACATGGAGAGTTTATGATTTAAATGATCCAGTATTTGATACGTTAACACAAGAAGATGATATGCCACCAGATAATCACCCCTGTGTTACTATTTTAACTGAAAGCGCATTTTTTGAATTGATGAAAACTGCAAGTAGTTTAAATATGTTACAGAAAATGCACTTTGCCGATGAAGAAAAAAATACAGAAGAAATTGATAAGTTAAAAAATGATTTATTATCTAGGGATAAAAAAATATTAGAATTAGAATCTAAATTAACTATAACAGAAAGTGCTCAACTTAAAATGAGAGGAATGGACAGCATTTTAAAGATTATCGGAATGGATGCTGTACAAAAATAACATAAAATGGCAAAAAAAATAAAAGATTTATTTCCAGAGATGTCAGAATTCAGTAAAGCAACCGCTAAACTGAATGAACTAACAGAATTTGTTAATATAACAAAATCAATAAATGAAACGGCACAATCTCCTGATATTGGTAATGATGTTACTATGGCATGGGGAACTTATGGTGTTTCTCAAGGTCCAGCAAGAATTCAGACGCTTAGAGAATTTATGCGTCTTTTTGCAAGAGTCACAGAAATTCGTGCTCCCGTACAGCATGTTACCTCTGAGGTATTTAGACGAGGGATAACATGGAAACCACGTTTTGTTATCAAATGTGAAAAATGTGAAACAGAATACGAAGAAACAAAAAATATTTGTGAAAAGTGTGGAAGTGAATCTTTAGTAAAACCAGATGAAAAACAAAAAGAAAGATTTAATTTATATTTAAACGATGCTAATATATTTGATAATTCTTTTGAAGAAATATTAAAAGCATTTAATATAAATCTTTCTGTTTTAGATGATGCAATACTTTATTTACATAAAGAATATATAGGTAATGATGTTACTGGAAGTATACGTTCTAAAATTATAGAAATTCGTAATATAAGTCCAGCAGATGTAGATTTTGATTTAGATGCACAAGGATTACCTAAAAATAGTCATTTTATTTGTTATTTACATAGAGATGATGAAATAACTTCTATCCCAGGTAATTGTTCAAAATGTGGAAGAAAATTAATTCCGACTATGTATATATTACATTATAGAGGGAAAAATATTTATTTAACCGACGTAGAGATAATCCATGCTTCAAGGCTTACACCAAGTGAAACCTGGGGAATATCCCCTATATTTACCGCAATGGATAAAGCTATGACATTAATCGGGATGGATAGTTGTTATGATGAAGAAACAGAAGTTTTAACAAAAGATGGTTGGAAATATTTTAAAAATATAATAAATAATGATTTATTAGTTACTGTAAGTCAAAATAATCATTTGATAGAATATCAAAATCCAATTCATTTGTTTTCATTTGAGAATAAGGAAAAAGCATATAAAATAAAAAACGCTCATCTTGATTTGCTTGTTAGTAAAAATCATAATATGTATGTAAAGAAAAATGGTGATAATAATTATGGAATAAAAAATGTCCAAGACATAGAAGGACAAAAATATAGATATTTACGTGGCGGATTGAATTGGGAAGGTAAAGAAAAAGAAAATTTTGTATTACCTGGTGTTTCTTTTAGTTATTCAAAAGGGCCAAAACCAGATACTTCTATTTTTAATGCAGAGGATTGGGCTGAATTTTGTGGATATTGGTTTTCTAGAGGAATAAAATCTGGTAATGAACGTGCTGTTTTAACTAAAAGAGGTATGCCTGATTCAGTTTATAATTGCATAAATAAATTAAATGTAAAATGGTATGAAGATGATAAATATATTGGATTTGGGAATAGAGGAATATTTAATGAGTTAAAAGGATACATAAATAATAGAGTCGGATTACTAGAAAAAGTAAAAACTTGGCCTTCTAATTTACAACAAAAGTTTTATGATTCTTCTAATATTTCTTTGTTAGATGCACAATCTAAACAAAATAGACATATAGAAATTAAGAATTTATTGAATTCTTTTTCTGTTAATGGTGTCAACAATAAGTCTATTGATAAATTTATATTTAAGGCTGAATCTAACATATTGACGAAAACGTTAGATAATTTATCTATCCCAATGGATATCTGGCTTGAATTTTTAGGATATTATTTGTCTGAAGGAAGTTTTTCTAAAAATAGTAAAGGAAATATACAAATAGCCCAAGTTAAAAAAGATACAAAAGAGATTATAGGTAGATTTTTAAATAAAACTCCATTTAGATGGAAAGAAATAGAGAAGGGTTTTATAACTTATGATAGAAGATTAAATAAATATTTGTCTCAATTTGGACATGCAAAAGATAAATTTATACCATTAGATTTATTAGAACTCTCTAAAAAACAACTTAATATTTTATTTGAGGCACTTATGCTTGGAGATGGAAGTGAAGGGAGAAAGTATATAACCGTTTCACCTAAATTACGTGATCAGGTTATGGAAATTGCATTGAAACTTGGATATGGAGTATCATATTCTATCAAATTTGATGATAGAAATGATAATTGGAATGAATGCTATATTGTAAATATATCTAAAAAACAATTAGAAACTCCTGTTAATTTACATAAAAAAGAAGACAAATGGGTAGATTATAGTGGTAAAATGTATTGTGCAGAAGTGCCAAATCATACTCTTATCGTAAGAAGAAATGGTAAGGTTGTTGTAAGTAGTAATAGTCTTTATAACTATTTTTTTAACAGGAAAATGCCGGCCTCCATGATAATGGTTTTTACGGACGATCCAGAGAGTGTTCGTAAAGCTCAAAAAGAAATGGAAAATAAAACCAGACAAGACAATAATTATATTCCTATGGTTGCTGTTTCTTCTAGAAATCAAAGAGGTCGTGTTGATATGGTGAGATTATTCCATACTTTACAAGAAATGGAGTATTTACCAGTAAGACAAGAGATAAGAGAAAGGCTCGCAGAGCTTTGGGGTGTTACACCAGTATGGCAGGCTTCGTCTGAATCCAGTGGTGGCATGTCGGGTCAGCAACAACAGCTAGTTGTGATGTCCCGTGTCGTTGAAGGATACCAAAGAATTTACCACGAAAAAGTATTTCCTAAAATTCTTTATGCTTTTGGTATAACAGATTGGATGTTATATTTACCCCAACCAGAAGAAAAATCAGAACAGACAAGAATTGCTTTTGCCCAACAGAGGACTGCGATTGCATCTCAATTACACAATATGGGATTTACGGTAGATATTCGTTCTAAGGGAAGTAGTGTTGACGATATTGATTTTATTGTGTCTGGTAAAGCACTAAATCCACAACAAGCTATGTTTGGCGGAACTAATCCAACTGGGACTGAAGGTATTGGTGGTGGTGAATCTACACCGCCGATTGCTCTATCTTCAGATGTTGATACACAACAAAGAGGATGGATAAATCAAATAATTAGTTCTGGATATACAGCACCTACAATAAAATATGTAAATAAGGAGGGGAATAGAGTTTATTTTGTAATGAATGGTAAAGATTATGTTTCTTCATTTGATGGTATAGGCAAATTAATAAAAATTGAAGAAATACCAATACAAAGGCTAATACAAACTCAACCTGTTATCCCAAAATATATACCTAAAAAGCCATTAGAAAATGATTATTTTGAAGAGGAATAATAAAATATGGGAGAACAATTAAATAAATTTACTGAGTTATTAAAAAGTCAACATTCTAGATTTGAATGTTTTGATTGTTCTGAGCCTCCTACACATGATATAAGATGGGCAGAAGGAATGGCCCGTTGTTGGTTTTGCGATGAACATTATGAAAAATTTAAAAATAAAAATGATGGTTGGAATGATATAGATTCCCACCATGTTTTATGTGGTGAGGCTCCAGAAAAATGGAATGATTATGTCCCCAAAAAAGATATTCAAAAACAAGATAGCGG